GTCAAGGTGTTCGGCGGCAACGAAGTCGGATGGGAGCCCGGCACCGACTTCGACTACAGCCCCTACTGGTGTACCTGGCAGGCGCTGCCGATCGACCAGATCAAGAACATCCCCGGGTACACCGGCGGCAACATCGCCCCCGACGCCTCCTCGTCGGACATCCCGAACGACGTCAAGCCCGACGCCAACATGGCGATCGTCTGCGACTACTACGAACGGCCCTGCCCGAAATGGCCGCGCGGCCGATGGGTCACCACCAGCAACCGGCGCATCATCGTCGACAACCGGCTCATCGACCCCACCGCGGAGTACTTCTGGCAGGACTACCCATTGAAGGACGCCGACGGCGAGATCCTCGACGAATGCCTCCTGCACCGGCTCGTCTACTCGCACGACCCGGACGACGACGACGACCTCGGGCTCACGTGGCAGATCGCGGACTTCGAGCTCAGTGCCCAGGACTGCATCAACAAGATGCTCGAGTACAAGAACCGCGGGCTGAACCTGCAGATGATGGCCCCCACCGGCAGCATCATCAACAAGCCCGACGACGTCCCCGGCGCCATCCGTTACTACAAACGCTCCCCCAACGGCGAGAAACCGGAATGGGAGGACCCGCCGAGCGCGCAGATCCTCAACGCGCTCCTGCAAATTTTCAACCTCATCCTTGAACAGATGCAGTCCGTCGCCGCGTTCCAGGACATTCAGGCCGACCCGAACGTCGCGGCGCGCACCGTCGGCGCCGCGATCGAACAGGCCCGTGCCCGCTGGCAATCGTTCCTCGGGGACCTCGCCGAATGGCACAGCCGGCTCATGCGCCACTGCCTCGTCCTCGTCGCCCGCTACTACACCGAGCCCAGGATGCTGAAGATCCGGGGACGGATGGGCTGGGAATCCATCGAGGACTTCCGCGGTGCGCAGCTCATGGGCCAGACCAACGTCCGCGTGTTCCCCGGGAGCCTCGAATACCTGTCCAAGAGCGCGGTCATGAACAAGGTCCAGTTCTACGCGCAGATGGGCTGGATCACCGGCCAGCAGGCGATGGCCGCCATCGAACGCGGCCAGGCCGACGCGCTGACGCAAGGCTACGACCTCGACGTCGCCCGCATCAACAGCCTTATCCAGCGCATCAAGGACGGCACCATCATGGACATGCCGACCCGTCCGCAGAAGGTGCCGGCCATCGACCCCATGACCGGGCAGCCCGCGATCAACCCCATGACCGGGCAGCCCGAAACCATTGAGGTGCCGGTCCCCGGCTGGATGCCCGACGAATGGGACAGCGTCCCCGTCTGGAAAGAGAACCTCGCCCTTTGGCTCAAAAGTGACGACTACGAGCGTTCGGACCCGATGGCGCAGGAACAAGGCCGCCTCATGTGGCAGGCACTCGGGGACCTCGAAGCCAAGCACGCCGCCGAGAACGCCGCGAAGCAGATGCAGATGGCGCAAGGGCTCGGGATGCAGAACGCCGCCGCCCCGCAGGGGCCGCCCGCGTTGCCGTCGGGGCCGAACATCACGGCGGACCAGCCGCCCGCCCCCACCGACAAGGGCGGCCCGCAATGAACTTCAAGCCGTCGGACACTCCGCGCAGCGGACCCGACCACAACGCCGGACACTCCGCGAAGCGGACCCGGCCCAACCAGAAGGAGACCGCTCAATGAGCGATCAGCAGGCCCCGGCACCGCCGGACACGCCTGCGGTTGCCGGCCCCGATGAGGCGCCCGGCACCCAGGAACAGCAGGTCACGGCTGACCCGTACGAGAAGCGCTACAACGACCTACGCCCCGAATTCGACAGGGCGACAGCCGAACGCGCGGAGCTCGCCCAGTGGAAAGAGTGGGCGCAACTCGCTCTCACCACCGAGGACACGGACACTCAGCGACAGGCCCTGCAACGCCTGGGATTCGACGTCTCTGACGAAGTTGAGGACGTCGAGCCCGCATACGAGGAACAGTACGTCCAGGACCCGCGACTCGACGAGATCGTGGCCTGGAAGGAAAAGCAGGAGCAGGCCGCCAAAGAGGCAGCCGGCTTCGAGTACCTGACCGGGCACATCAACAGCGAAGTCGAACGCCTCGGGATGACGAACCTCGACGACGCGACCCGCCAATGGGTCCTGTCCCGAGCCCTCGCCAACCCGGGGATCCCGGCACCACCGGGCTCCCCGCACGACGAGCTCCCCAATGTCGAAGCCGCCTACAAGGAGTTTCAGGCATGGGAGCTCGAACGGCAGAAGCAATGGGCGAAGACCAAGCAGAACGCCCCGTACGTCCCTCCCGGCGGGCAACCAGCCAACGAGGTGCCCGACCCCGGCACCGGCCACAACAGCCGCATGAACCGCGCCATGCGCGCGCTTCAGGAGCAGCAGGAGTAGCCGGGACGCCGGGAGGGGCCGACAACTAGGGAGAACCCCAGATGAGCACGAGTGCTCTCACCATCTCCGGCGCGCTCAAGCAGGCGTGGACGGACGAGGAGCTGCAGAAGCAGTTCGAGGACAAGAACAGCCCCCTCTCGGCACTGGACACGGTGCGCGGGACCATGATCGGGTCGCAGGCGCAGGTCGCGATCCTTCCCGGACGCGCCGGCTCGTTCACGAGCGTCGGTGCCGCCGGCGGCGCGCTGAACCCGGCGACCGGGCAGCCCGTCAACCAGGCCGTCTACACCATGCCGTACAGCTGGTTCCAGATCGAACTCGAAACGTCGGCGCTCGTGCAGACCGGCAGCAACGCCCAGGCCGTCGTCAGTGCCAAGGACCTCGAGATCCAGGGCGCCGTCGAGAACACACGGCATCAGATCAGCCGGCAGATCGTCACCAACGGCGACGGCATCGTCGCCGCCATGGGATCCGCCGCCGCCGCCACCACCGTCCCGCTGGTCGCCAAGGCGGCCGAGGGCGCCCTGTACGGGTACTCGGCGCTCAGGCGTGGGTGGCTGCCCGCCGGGGTCACGACCGGCCAGTACGTCGACATCGGCACCACCGCCGACACCGATGTCCTGACCACCGACCTCACCCAGATCACCGCGGTCACCGCCTCACCGACCGCCCCCACCATCACGCTGTCCGCGATCACGCTCGGCGCATCCACGCAGGGCACGCACTTCGTGTATATCCGCAACCCGAACTCGACGACCGCCGCGAACCCGGAACTCAACGGTCTCCGGCAGATCTACGGCACCGGCACGTTCGGCGGCATCAACCCCGGCACCGGCGGCAACGAGTTCTGGCAGGTCTCCACCCGCGACACCACCACCACCACGTTCTCGCTGGACATGGCGCTCGGCCTCCAGGCCGGCATCCTCCAGAACGGAGGCACCGTCGACGGCATGGAAATCTGGACGGGGGTCCGTCAGCAGCAGAACTTCTACGCCCTGCTGCAGCAGAAGGTGCAATTCCCCGGCGAGATGAACATGCAGGCCGGGGACGTCACCAAGCCGAAATGGAACGGCATGGGCCTCCGCGTGTTCCCCGACATCCTCGACAGCGACTGGTTCATGATCAACCGGCCGGACCTCGTCAAGGTCGTCGGCAACCTCGACAAGCCCACCTGGGCCAGCGACATCGCCGGTCACGGCGACGGCAAGTCCGGGATGCCGTGGCGGCAGGGGTTCACGAGCTTCGTGGACGCAGTGGTCTATCCGGTCAACATCGGGGCCCGTCGCCGCAACACGGGCGCCGCCGCGACCGCACTCACGTAGGACACATCGCCCCGAGGAGCCCCCGGCCAAAATCCGCTCCCGGCCGGGGGCCCCAAGGGGCATACCCACCATGACCCTTTACCTTCCAGAACACATCGCCCGGCAGGAACGCGACCGCTTCGAGCAGCGCATCCTGCGATGCGTCACCATCGAAGACGCCCGCGCTCGCGAATACACCCAGAAGCTGCAGCTCATCAGCCCCGACATGTTCATGGTCCGCGCCCACGACACCGTCGACGCCGACCTGCCCCTGCGGCCCGGCTTCTACCACATCCTCGTCCGCAACCAGGACGCCCCCATGTCAGTGATGTGCGTCCACGAGAACGACCGGTACGCCGAACCCGACAGCCGCATCTTCGACGTCCTCGCCCGCGGCAACCTGCGGGAACGCAGAGTTCGGGAACGGCTCGCCGAACACGAACGCGAGCAATGGGAGGCCGGGGAGAAGGAGCTCGAGGACGCGAACGAGAGCCGCCGTGAACGCCTCACCGAGATCGTGAAGTCCGCCACACGGGCGCAGATCAGCATGGACCGCACCATCCCGTGGACGCAGTCGTCCGACGGCCGACGAGGGGGTGGCCAACATCAATCTCGGTGAAGCCCGCAGCGAGCTCGGAGGACGCGGCTTCGACTACCTGAGCGCGGGCCGCCAGACGCTCATGCTCAACGACGCCCTCCAAGAACTCGAGGACTACTGGGAATGGCCGTGGCTGCGAAAGACCGCCACCGGCCCCGCCCCCCTCCCGGTCACGGACCTCAAGACCGTCCTCAAAGTCACCGACCAGGCCGGCAACGAACTCACCGGCATCAGCGATTACGACGACTTCGACCCTGCCGGTACCGGCACACCCGCCAACTGGTGGATCGACGACACCGACGGCACCCCAACCCTCACTACCGCCCCGGTCGGGGACATCACGCTCACCGTCCGCTACGAACGCGACAACACCGCGCTCGCGGACACCGGCGACACCCCCGACATCCCCGCCCGCTACAACCGGGTGTGGCTCGACCTTGCCGTCGCGCTCGCGTACGAGGACAGCGACAACTTCTCCGCCGCCGCCCAGATCCGCGCGCGCGCCCGGCAACGCCTCGATGATCTCGTCGCCCGTTATGAGACCCGGGACATGCAGACCTCGCCGCAGCGCGGCACCCGCAGTTGGAGCCTTGACGACTGATGCCGACCGCGTTCCTGAACGGCTACCAGCCCCTGTCGTTCAAGGACTTCAGCGGCGGCCTCAACCTCCGCGACAAATCTGACGCCGTCAACGTCAAGGAAGCCATCGACCTCCTCAACGTGTCGTTCACCGACCGCGGTGCCGTCCGCACCCGCGACGGACTCACCGACACCACCCTGTCCGACCTGTCCGCCCGCGTGAACAGCATGAGCCCGTTCCAGACCGTCGCCGGGCTCCGGCACCTCGTCGCCTCCCTCGACGACGGCACCCTCATCGCGCTCAACCCGGACGGCACACCCGTCTCCAGCATCAGCGGCCTCGCCGGCTCACCCTGCATCTTCGCGCGGTTCGGGTCGCCGCTCACCGAATACCTGTACGCCGCGAACGGCATCGACACCATCCGCCGCTGGGACGGCGCCAGCTGGGCGGACGGGTCCGTCATCGCCACCGTCAACGGCACCTCGGGGGTCGCGATGCCCCGGGCGGGGGCGGTGTGCGTCACCGCCCAGGCGCCCGGCCAGACCGCGGCGAACAACGCCAACAACCGGCTCGTCGCAACAGCGTTCGGGACCAACCCTGCCGCCGGCCCCGGCGGGGCTCCGACCACGCCGTCCAGGGTGTACTGGTCCAACAAGGGGGACCCGCACACCTGGGAGACCGACGGGGCACAGATAGGCGGCGTCGGCACTGCCTACCGGGGCCGCAACTTCATGGACCTCACCCCCGGCGACGGCGAACAGATCATGGGAGCCTGCTCCTGGCGGGAACTCACGTTCATCTTCAAGGAAACCAAGTTCTTCGTGTTCTGGGGGGAATCCACGAACACTGACGGTACCCCCGTCTTCAACTACCGGGAAGTCGTCAACCAGGCGGGGCTCGCGACCCGCCACACACTCGTCGCCGGCCGCGACGGCGTGTACTTCGTCAACAGCCGCGGCGTGTACGTCACCACCGGCAGCGAGCCCAAGCTGCTGTCCGACGTCGTCAAGCCCATGTGGACGCAGGACCCGGACGTGTACTTCCAGTCCGACCCGATCAACCTCACCGCCCTCGACAAAGCCCGCGCGCACTGGCACAAGGAACGGTTCTACCTCGCCGTCCCGACCGGACTGAGGACCGTCAACGACCGGATGCTGAGCTACGACATCAACTACAACTGGTGGACCCTGTACGACCTGCCCGCCAGTGCGCTCGCGACATACCGGGTCGCGAACATCGAGGAGCTGCACGCCGCCTACTCCACCGCCAAACCGTATCCGGCCCGCATCGGCCGGCTCGTCCTCGGCGTCGAGACCGACCGCGGCGACCCGATCGTCAGCCGGTGGCGGTCCGGATGGACGGACGACGACATGAGTGTCCAGCACACCCAACGCGAAGCGAAACTGTGGGGAACCGGGGCGCTCGACGTGTGCTTCAGCGTCGACTTCGAGCTCGTCGAACGCGGCCACGGCCAGGCCGTCCTCGGGGTCGGCGGCGTATGGCCCACCACCGGCACATGGGACGAATGGACCACAAGTCTCGGCGGGTCGTGGCCGGGCTCGAGGCAGCCCGCCGACGACCTCGTCCGGTTCGGGCTGCGCGGCACCCTGTTCTCGACGTCGTTCGAGAGCACCGACCTGTCGCCGGTATGGTCGGTCAACCGGCTGTCCCGGCATATCCGTGAGACCCGCGAAGCGTCCATCAGATAGGAGCGGCCAGTGGCATTCGCCTACACAAGCGGGAACCCGGACAACCTGATCGGCGGGCAGCCCGCCGCCATGGTCGACATCCGCGGCCCGTTCGGGGACCTCAAGACGTTCCTCAACTCCGGGGTCCTCGACCCCATCGCCGCATTGAAAGCCCCCGTGTTCGCGGCGGGCAACGTGACCGTGGGGGAGGTCGGGGTATCCGGGCAGCTCCGCGCCGGGCACACGCTCGCCGCCACCGACTTCACCGCCCAGGGCCTGGCCGTCCCGCTCGGGCTGTGGAACCTCGGTGATCTCACCGACGCGTCCGGGAATGGGCGGGCGCTGACGAACAAGGGGTCCGTCCCGTTCGGGGTCGGGATCAACGGGGCGGCGACCACGGCCGCGGTGTTCGCCGGGTCGACCGGGCAGGCGCTCTACATCGCGGACACGGGAGCGGCGGATCCGTTCCGGATCAAGACCGGGTCGTTCGGGTGCTGGTTCCGGACAGCCAAGCGCGGGACGGCCACGTATCTGCTCACGAAGCACGGCGCCTCGCCGCAGTTCTCATGGGCGGTGTCGATAACGACTGCCAACGTTGTCTCCGCCGAGGTGTCATCCAACGGTTCCGCGATCGGCACCCAGGCAGGTGTCAGTGACATCGCGGACGATCGTTGGCATCACGTCGTAGTGACGCTCGACGGCACCGCCGTCCGTGTGTACGTGGACGGCGCGCTTGAGGGCCGGGGGAACCTGGGCTATTTCGCCTTCGCCGGCAGTGGTCCGCTCAACATCGGGGCGTTCGGGGCGGACGGGGCCACGGCGGCGGGCTCTCCCCACTATGGCCGCGTCGATGAGGCGTTCGTCACCTCAGACGTCCTCACCGAAGACCAGATCCGCAACCTGTACGCCGCCCGGATCACGCACACGCTCACCGTCACCCCCGGCGACGTCCGCATCCTCGTCCGCCGCCGCCGCCGCGGCGGGCCGCTCGCGACCACGGACTTCCCGACCACCCCGGTCCGGTTGCACAACTTCACCGCCGGGGCGCTCACCGACCAGGGCTCGGGCGGGGTCGCGCTCGCCCCGGTTGGTGGCGGCTCGATCGTCGCGGTCTCCGGGGCCGACGGTGCTCTCAATGGCGGCCAGTCGTTCTCGGGGGCGCACACGGGCCTGGGGGCCACGGACGCCGGCCTGCCGGCCGCGCTGACGGCACGCTCCTACGGGTGCTGGTTCAAGAGCGCCACCGTGACAACGCAGGGCGTCATGGGATGGGGGACGATCAGTACGGCCGACGCCCGCATAACCGTGGTCGCCTCGGGGGCGTTGACGTCCAGCAGCGGCGCCGACCTGATGACCGGCCCGTTCGTCACCGACGGTCTCTGGCATCACGTCGTCGTCGTGGAAGACAACGCGGCGGGGGACGGGGTGAAGCGCAAGCTCTATCTCGACGGACGACTTGTCGTTGGCTCCACGGCGATGAACACGCTGACCCTCGCAGGCGCCAACCGCTTCCGCGTCGGCGCGCTCCCGGACGGCAGCGCGATCACGGTCGGCCAGATCGACGGCGCCTTCGTCTACAGCGGCGCGCTCACCGCCGAGCAGGTCCGGGCCCTCTGGAACGTCGGCAGCCAGACGCTCGCGCCCAGCCCGAAGGACGCCACCGACCACGTCGAAGCCGTCACGAGCACCGACCTGCTCGCCGTCCTGGACTCGATCGAAAGCAGCGACTCCGTCGACGTCCTGGTGGCACCGTGACCTGTGAGGTGATGGCATGAGGCGCAGAAGGTCGCCGGAAGTGATAGCCGGCTGGGTGAAGGCCGACGGCAGCATCGCGGCGGGGGACGGGTTCACCGTGTCGCACCCGTCGACAGGCAGCTACATCATGTCGTTCCCGCCCGGCTTCCGGTGCATCACCGGGACTTCGACCATGTTCGGCGGGGCGGCCTGGGCAGTCGTGATGGTCCTGACCGACAGGACGATGCAGGTCAACGTCTACACCCCGGCACAGGCGCTCGCCGACGGTCAGTTCACCTTCATCGCCGTGGGGGTTCAGCAATGACCGCGCCCGAGCACAGGAGCAGCCGATGACCGAGCTCACGGACGCCGCAGAACCCGCCCCGCCCGAACGCGAACCCACCCCGCAAGAAGACATCCTCTACGACGCCCTCACCACCGGCGACGTCGCCGTCATCGAAGAACTCCGCGACACCATCCTCGGACCCCCCGCCGACACGCAGCCCGCCGTAGAAGAAGCCGTCCCCGAACCCGCACCCGACCCCGTCGAACAGTTCGAACAGGACCTCCACCACGCCTGGACCCGTTACCAGGCCGACAACGAAGCCCCCGAGCAGGAACGCGAACGCCTCACCGCCGAAGCCGCCCGGCGTGACAACCACGAAGCGATGGAGGGCATCTGATGCCCGGCATGAGCAACGCTGTCGAGCTCAAAGTGCTCGAGCTGCTCGTCGGCAAGACTGCCTACACCGTCACCGCCCCCTTGTTCCTCGCGCTCACCACCGCCGCCGTCCTCGAAACCGACACCGCCGGCACCCTCACCGAAGCCACGTACACCGGGTACGCCCGCAAGAGTGTCGCCGCGGCGGACTGGGCGGCAGCGTCCGCCGGCCAGATCGCCAACGCGAACGCCATCACGTTCGCCGCGTGCACCGGCGGGACCAGCACCCTCACCGGGTTCGCGCTCGTCACCAGCGCCAGCGGCGCCGGGGACATCCAAGCCTTCGGGACGCTCCCGTCGCTTGTGGTGTCCGTCACGCAGACCCCCGTGAACTTCGCGGTCGGGGCGCTCGTCATCACCGCCGACTAACCCATGGCCGCCGTCGACGCCACCGGCAGCAGCAACGTCCTGTTCGCCGCCCCCACCGGCCTCAACGGTGTGTGGCCGACCGCGGGCACATGGGACACCTGGACCACCAGCCTCAACAGCCAATGGCCCGGAACAGCCGGAGTCACCGCCAGCACCCAGGCCACCGGCACCGCGGCCCTCGCGACCATCGCGACCGGAGCAGCGACCGTGCGCACGCTTGCGACCGGGGCCGCCGCCGTCACGGTCACCATGGCGGGGACCGCCGTCATCCCCGGCGTCGTCGTCGCCACCGGCACCGCGACGATCGTCACCGCCAGTACCGGGGCCGCGACCGCCAGGACCCTCGCGACCGGCGCCGCGGCCATCCTCACCGGTGGGGCAGGGGCCGCGACTGCGACCACCGTCGCTGCCGGCACGACCAGCATCCTCATCGCTGCGGCGAGTGCTGCGACCGCCCGCACCGAAGCCGCTGGCACCAGCCCCATCACCGTCACGACGGCCGGGACCGCGACCGTCACCGGCGTCGTCGTCGCCACCGGAACCAGCGTCATCGCGCTCACTGCGACCGGGACCGCCACCGTTCCCGGAGCAGTCGACGCCACCGCGGCCAGCGCGTTCGTGCTCGGGGTGTTCGGGACCGCGACCGCCGGCAGCGGCGCCGTCCCCGGTGTCACGCTGCCGTACCCGGCGTTCGAGTTCGGGCAGATCCACGAACGCGACACCCAGCGCGCCGTCGAGATCATCGTCCAGGCATGGACCGGCCCGCAGCCGCCCGCCGTCGAGCTTGGCGGCATCACCGACCAGGGTGTCCGCCGAGCCATGGAACAGCTGCTCATCACCTGGCCGCACCCGACCGCACTGGACCTCGGCGGCGTCCATGACCTCCACTCCCTTCACCTCCTGCAACAGATGGCGATGAACCGCTGATGGCAGCCAAGCCGAGAATCACGAGCAGGGTTCAGCAGCGGGTCACCGGCACCGGCCGCCTCAACCGTGGCCCCACCACCGCGCAGGTGTTCGGGCCATGGGGTGGCGCCCGGCCCGCCGCCGGGCGTACGGTCGCGCCCGCGAACTACACGCCGCCGCCGCTGCCGGCGGCACCCGTGAACACGGCCGCGGTCCCCCAGTACAGCATCGCGAACCTGCCGCCGGACGCCTCCTACGACAGCATCATCGCCAGCCTGCAGAAGACCCGTGACCAGGGGATCGCCGGACTCGTCGGGGAACGTACCCGCACTCTCTCGGACTACGGCTTCCAGGAAGGCCCGAACGGGGCGCTCACGTTCGACCCGAACAACCCGTTCTCCAAGGCGTCCGTCATGAAGCAGACCTACGACACGAACCGGCGGAGCACCGGGCAGAGCATGGGCGCCGGCGGGCAGCTCTACTCGGGGGCCTACCAGAACAGCCAGGACCTCATCAACCGCAACCAGCTGCAATCCGAGGACGCGCTGACGAAGAACATCCAGGGGTTCCTCGCCCGCAACACGCAGGACCAGACGGCGGCGGGAACGAACTACGAGACCGCGGCCGGGCAGGCGTACGGGGACCGGGTCGGGCGCTTCCAGACCAACCCGCTGTACGACCCGGCGACCGCGGACTCCACGCCCGCAGCAGCGGCACCCGCAGCCGCGGCAGGGGCAGCGAAGCCTGCGTCCTCCGCGGCGCTCGAGGTGTGGCAGAAGGGCACCTACGGTGGCCGGAAGGCCACGTACAAGAACGGCAAGTGGTACTACACGACGGCCAGCGGCAAACTGGCCCCCATCCCGATCTAAGGGACAGACGATGCCCGCCCAGTCCGAATCCCAACGCCGCTACCTCAACATGCGATTCGGGCATGCGTGGGTGAAGAAGCACGATGCCTAGGCCAACGCGGATGGTCTCCGACACCGAGCGCCGCTGCCGGACGTGCGAGCAGGTAAAGACTCTTGAGCACTTCTACTCGTTCATGAGACGCGATCGAGAATCCCGTCCGGCCAAGCGGTACTACTTTTCCGACTGCAAGCCGTGCCAAGCGGAGCGCTCTCGCGTGGATCGGTACGGCACCACGCTCAAGGACCTGACCGAGAAGCAAGGTTCCGACATCTGCCCGTTGTGCCTGATACGTAAGGCAGACTCAGTCGACCACGATCACGAGACCGGCGAGGTGCGTGGCGCGATCTGCCGTAAGTGCAACCTCATCCTGCACTATATCGACGACGCCGAATGGCGCGCACGCGCGGAGGCCTACATTGCCTGCCGTATCTGAAGCTCAACGGCGATACTTGAACATGCGATTCGGTCACGCATGGACGAAGCGGCACGGCTTCGACAACAAAGGCAAGCTGCCCCCCCACAAGAAACGCAAGCCCGGCAACCAGGACGCCATGGTCCGCCAGTTCATGAACAGGAGGAAGCGTGGCCGCACCTGACGCCAAACGCATCAACGCCCGGGCCGCCACGGACAAGGCGTTCCTCGCCCGCGCCCTCAAGAACCCCGGGCTTCGAGCCAAGCTCGACCCGAAGTACCTGTCCAAGACACAGGCGGCCTCCCGTGCCCTGAACACCCGGCTGAACGCGCCGATCACGCCCGGCTCCACCACCACCGAACGTGACCTCGCGCACCAGGCGGAAGCCGCGACCACGGTCAAGTACGGGCCGCAGGACCGCGCCGTCGCGCAGCAACTCGGGATCGCGCAGCAGACCCAACAGGACACCGGCAACTTCTACGACCAGTACCGCCAAGCCCTGCAGCAGCACGCCACGAACGTGCAGGCGTATCAGGCCGGGGCCCAGCAAGCGCTTCAGCAGACCGCCCAGGGAATCACCGGCCTCGGGCAGCAAGCAGCCGTCCAGATGCAGCAGCAGGCGAACGCCGGCGCCGCGACGCAGGGCGTCGCCCCCGCCGGGGACCTGTCCGCACTCGCGAACGCGGCGATGGCGACCCGGCAGGGCGTCATGGGGTCCTTCCAGAACCAGGCCGCCCTCCAGGGGCAGGCAGCGAACACGTACGCGGACACCCAAGCGAACGTGGTCGCCCCCGGCCAGAAGCTGTCCGCGTTGGCGCAGGCGGCGGGCCGGACGAAGGACGCACGGCAGAAGCAGGCGGACCTCGTGACGGAGAAAGGCGCGTACAACCAGACGTTCCGGGACACCCGCCGCCAGGACGAGTTCAAGAACCAGCTCGCGCAGCAGACGCTCACCGGCAACCAGGCGATCGCCGGCTCAAGGGCCGCGACCGCTGCGGCGGCGAACGACCCGGCGACCGTCAGCGCGAAGGCGGGTGCGTCCGCCGCCGCCACCACGGCAGCGAAGTACGGGTACACGGCGCACCAGTGGGCGCTCCTCGGGCCGACCGCCCGCAACAAGATCATCACCGCCGCGAAGAAGACCTCGAGCGGCGCCGGCGGCGACACGGTGTACACGTCCGGGGCGTTCGCCGGCCGCAAGAAGTCCGACGTGGCCGCCATGGACGACGCGGAACGACTGAAGATCGTCAACGACTTCAACAAGAACAGGCCCGGGGCTGCCGCGAACCCGAAGACGACGTCCGCCAAGGCGTTCCGCGACAAGTACGGCGTCGACCTGCAACCCACCTCGCAGCACAACACCGCCCGGGACGCCATCCAGAACGCGCAGACAGCGTTCGGGCAGGTCGGCAAACTCACGAAACGCGGGGACGGCACCACGAAGCGCGTCACCACCGACGAAGTCGTCTCCGTACTCCGGGGCCAGAAGGTCTCCAACCTGTGGATCCGCGCCGGCCTCGAGATGGCCCGCGGCGGCCTCACCCCCGGCACCGCGGCCCGCATCCACAAGGCCGGGTACAGCGTCGCCACGTTGGGCTACAAGATGCGTGCCGCCGCGAGCTCGCCGAGCACACCGACCGGGAGATCCGGGACGGCCAGTGCCCCCGCGGCAGGGGCGACCACCACCTCCTCGCAGTCCTACTGATGCCCCCGAGCGAACCGCCGCGCTCCACCCGCTCCCGCAAGCGCAAGCCGCAGCCGCCATCATCCACGGCACGGCAGAACGCGGCGTTCGGCTCCAGGCCCGCCCGGCCGCTCCCGACACCCAAGGCGGCACCGGCCCGTCCTCCGACGCAGGCGCGGCCGCTCGCCGCCACCCCGCCGAAAGGCATCCGGGCCGGCAAGCCCGTCCGAACCCCCGCCCAGAAACGAGCGGTCCGGCAAACCGTCCAGAGCGTGACGAAGCAGGCCGCCCGGGACGCCGCCACGGCACGGGCCCGTGATGTGCAGGCCGCGTCCCGGACCGGCGGGAACTTCGACGCCAGCCAGCGCCCCGCGTACCATCCCACGCCGCTGCCGAAGCCCTTGTCCCCGACGCTGCCGAAGCACCTCGCGCTGGCGACGCTCGAGCCGAAGGCCGCCCCGGCCGACACCGCCGCCGCGCGTACCGCGAAGCGCATCGGCCATGAGATTGTCGTCGGCGCCGACAACCACTACTACGCCAAGGTCAAGCGCCCCGGGCTCCCCGACCGGCACATCCCCGTCGACCCGTTCACCGGCAAAGCCGACCGCAAGTACCAGCTGTCCGGGCGCTCCCAGAGCGGACAGATGCAACAGGCGGCCATCCAAGCGCCCGCACTGAAAGCGCTCGACCAGACCACCCGGCTCCTCCACGGCGTCATGGCGTCCACCCGGGAAGGGATCCGCCAGCACGGCGGCGGCCTCCAAGGACTCATCAAGTCCCAGACCGCGGTGCAGTCCCCCACCAGCAAGACCGCGAAAGCGCAACGTCACGCCTTCCAGCGCGGCCTCGAGCTGAAGGACCGGTCGCTCGGGTCCGACGTCCTGAAGGATGTCGGCGTCAAGAACAAGGCGGTCGCGGGGGCCGTCGGGTTCGGCCTCGATGTTCTCGCCAGCCCAACCAGCTACGTCACCGGCGGAACCGGCAGCGTGGCGGAAGCAGCCGGACTCAAAGCGGCCCGCCGGGTCGCGAGCAAGACCGGTGTCCGCGCCGCCGTCGACGCCGCCGCCGTCACCGCCCGCAAGACCCAGGAGAAGGTGGCCGCCGACGCCGTCAACAAGGCGCTCCGTGACGGCGTGAAGCCCAAGCAGGCAGCCAGGGCGGGGCGCGCCGCCGCCGAACAGCACGTCCAGGACGCCCAGGCTGCTGTCGTCGACCGGTTCACCGCCGACCCCCGACGCAAAGCGATGGCCGCATCCCCCACCGGGCGCGGTGTCACCGTCCACTTCGCCGGACAGGAAATCCCCGGGGTCCGGCGCGCGACCGCGAAGACCGCCCGCGGGGTACGCAAGGTGACCCGCAAGGCTGTCGGGGACAAGCTCGCCACCGACGTCCCGGCTGCCGCCCGCAACGTTCTCCGGGAGGTCGCGCCGCGCACCCGGGCGCCCGGTGCCACGCACGAGCAGTCCATCGCCGGCCGGTCCTTGGCACGCAGCGGACGAGCCCGCGTGGATGTCGCCGCTGGCAGGGCCGACCTCATCGAGGCCGACTTCGTCCGCCGGTTGAAGCCGGAGGACAAGCAGCGCGTGGTCGACGCCGTCGAGCGCAACAATCTGTCGCACATCATCGCCCCGACGAAGAAGGCGCGGGACAAGCTCGCCAAGGACGACCCGAAGGAGTTCGCTCGCCGCAAGGCGATAGCGGACAACGTGCATCTCGCCCGGTCGCAGATGAAGGGCGAGTACCGCAAGGGCCTACGCGCCGGCGCCATCCAGAAACAGCACCCCGCCGAATGGCTCACGTCCGCTGATCTCGGCAGGCTCGACCGCAGTGTCGCCGCCGAGCAGCGCGCGCAGAAGAAAGCGATCTCCCGGTCCGTCACGAAGGAACAGGGCGCCCGGGAACGAGCTCTCGTCACCGAGGCCGTCGGTTCCCCGACCGGGCTGCGCGCCGGGCAGGCCGCGACCCGCTACGAACGACACGCCTCCACCACGCACCTGAACACGCAGAAGCTGAAGGCCGCCCAGAACATCCCGACCCGCAGCCTCAACGAAACCCCCGAAGCGTACCTCCGGCGCGTCCACGCCCACGCCGTCCAACACGACCTGCCACTGGTTAAGCGGCGTGCCGAGAGCCTGCTCGCGAAGAAGCCCGCCCAACGGGCGCGCGGCTACTACCCGCACATCACCCAGCAGGAGATCCGGCACGGCGAGACCAGCCTCCTCGCTCGCCTCTCCGGCCGCGACCCCGGTACCGGCCAGGCCAGTGTCACCGGCGGCACCGTCGCCCGCACCGCCCGGGAGACCAGGGCCGGGAAACGACGGGTCGAGACCCGCCCCCTCAACGTCGTCAACCCGGAACGCGTGGCGGCCGGGAAGGCCCCGTACTCCACCGACGCGGCGGTCGTCATCCCGAACTACATTCGGGAGGTCGCCCGCTCCAGCCAGCCCGCCGAGTTCGCGCAAGGCATCGCCGCGCAGGTCGGCCGGCACCTCAAGCCCGGGGACACTCTGAACCAGGGGGAGGAGCTGTACCGCCTCGGGTTCAAGGGCGGCAAGTACGGGCTGCACAAGGAGACCGGCAAGACCGTCGTGCCCGCCCGCCCCGCCCCGCCGAAGAAGCCCAAGCCCGTCGTTCCCGGGCAACCGCGCCCGCCGTTGAGGGACCCGACCGCCGGCCAGTACGTAGCGTTGCCGTCCAACTTCTTCGAGAACATCGAAGGGTCCCTCGCCGGCACCACGTCCAAGCACAACATGAAGATCATCCAGGGCCTGGACGCCACCCAGAACCTGTGGAAGCGCGGCGCCATCACCACCCTCGCGTTCCACATCCGCAACGCGATCGGGGACATGGCCTCCGGCTACTACCTCCCCGGCATGGGCGGCAGTCTTCCCAAGGTGCTGTCCGCATTGAAGGTCACCCGCCGTGCCTCTGAGTCCCACCGGTTCCTGCGCCCCCACACCAAGGCGGAGCTCAACAGCTTCCAGCGTGCCGTCCTGAAGCCGAACAACACGTCGACGATCAAGGTCGCCGGCAGGGACATGGCGCTCGACGACTTCGTCAAGCTCGGTGTCGAGAACGGTGTCCCGGACACCGGCCGTATCGCCCGGGACATCATCGGCAGCAGCGGCCACGAAGCCCAGCTCCACGCCAAGGCCAGGGGCCGGTCGGTCACCCGGCCGTTCCGGGGCCGGGTCGGCAACCGCGTCAACGTGTGGATGACCAGCCGCGAGAACGTGATGCGGTGGGCGGCGTTCAAGCACGGCCTCGACCGCGGCATGACCCCCGCCGAGGCAGCGGACATGGCGAGCCTGTACCACATCGACTACGGGGAGATGTCCAGCTTCGAGCGTGAGGTCCTGCGTCGCGCGATGCCGTTCTACACGTGGACGTCCCGGTCGTTGCCCGTCGCCGCGAAGACCGCCATCCAGCGCCCCGGCAAGTTCGCGAACCTCGAAGCCGCCCGCGAGGAGACCGGGCAGGCGTTCACAGGCGACACCGAGCAGAAGCTACGCGACGCGATGCCGGACTCCGTGAAACGGCAGGTGCCGGTCGTCATCCGGGTCGGGAACAGCAACTACGCGGTCAGTGCCTCCCTCCCCGTCACGCTGCTCAACGAGTTCCCGGACCCATCGAATCCCGGCAAGTTCCTGGATGAGGCATGGCACTTCGGGTTCGGGATGGTCGGTCCGTACGGCACCCCGATCCCCGGCGTCGGGATCAAGCAGCTGTTCGAGCTCGGCATGAACAAGAGCGCGTTCACGCGCCGTGACATCCGTCCCCAGTTCACCGCCGGCCGGGTGCCCGCCCCCGAATGGGTGGGCCGGATGCCCGACAACTTCAAGCACATGGTCGGGGCCGTGAAGGGGCCGGACAAGGACACCGGCAAAATGATCTGGTACTGGGACGGCCGTGTCGACTACGGCACCCGGCTCGTTCCCGGCGCCGCCCAGCAGGCCAGTCAGGCAGCGGCCGGGTCCCGGCCCGGGCAGGAGAAGCTCCCGGCCGCCATCGGGGTCGCCAGCCCCGCCACCGGCATCCGCGTGGACAAGCTCGGCGAGAAAGCGAAGACGCAGGCGGGCCGCGCCCAGCTGGCGAAGGAGCTCGACCGGTTGAGCAACCGGGCGGAACTGCTGAACCTGCAGGGCGTGCATTCCGACAGCCCGACCCCGGAGTACACGCGGGTGCGGGCGCGCATCAATGCCATCAACAAGATCCTGCACCCCCGCAAGCGGCGGGGCGGCAGCACGCTGTCACCGTCGGACATCGGGATCGGGGCGGGCAGCAGCGGCTTGAAGCCGTCGGACATCGGGTTGGGGTCGGGGGCCGGGAAGCTGTCCCCGTCGGACATCGGACTGGGGGGCTAGTGCGGCAGCCGGCGGAGATCCTGCGTGGGCCGCCATGTCCGCCAGCGATGCTCCTCGAGCAGTCTGCGGTCCCGTCGCCGCCATGGTGTCTGGAGGGTCCAGACGACTGCGTGCCAGCCCAGGATGGCGGTGTAGCAGAGGGCTGTGAGGATGCCTGCCACGATTCCGAGGATGAGCGCGCCGAGCAGGACTCCGCCGATGATGATTCCGTATCCGAGAAGTATCTGCCCCATACCGTGAGCATACAACCGAATACGAGGGATGTCTAGGCTATGGGCCGACCGGCATCGGACTGGCAACAGGTCGCGCAACAGAAAGCCCGCAAATACGGGCTCGACCCCAACATCTTCTCCCGCCAGATCCGCCAGGAGTCCGGGTTCAACCCGAACGCCCGGAGCCCCGCCGGCGCCATCGGCATCGCGCAGATCATGCCCGCCACCGCTCGCGGCTGGGGGGTGAACCCGAACGATCCGGCCGCTTCACTGGACGCGGCAGCGAAGAACATGGCCCGGTACGTCAAACAGTTCGGGTCCTACAAGGACGCGCTCGTCGCCTACAACGCCGGCCCCGGCCGCGTCGGCGGCAGCCTCCCCGCCGAGACCCAGAACTACATCAAGACGATCCTCGGGGGCCGCGACCCCGGCACCGGCAGCGTCCGTGCCGCCTCAACACGCGCGAGCGCCGCAAGTAGCGGTGGTTCCGGCGGATCCACCCGAACGACCACGACCACGACCCCCGGCGTCGACAACTCCCAGGCACGCGCCCTGCTCGTGCAGCAGTTCCTCGGCAACAAGAACTCCGACGTCCTCGACTTCGCCATGCAGGCCCGCCAGCTCAAGGACGTCGCACCGACCACGGCCACACAGACCGTGAAGCTCCCCGGCTCCTCGAGCCCGGACGCCGCATCCTCGAACACCGGCCACGACCCGTCCAAGTTCGGGACATCACACTCCCCGCTGCTCGAGCTCATCCACAAGGGCGGGCCCGGATACGCCGTCAAGAACGGCCGCAAGGTCGACGGCTCCCAGTTCTACGCCTCCGTATGGGACGGCCACGCCGACCATGTCCACGTTGCCGCCGGCCCCCAGACGATCGTGCAGCTCGGCCGGATGGCGCAGGAGATGGGCCTCAGAGTGGGGGAGAACCCGCACTTCGGCGGGGTCGCGCCCGTCCACGTCAAAGGCTCATACCATTACCGCGGGGAGGCGATCGACGTGTCCGGGGACCCCGGCAAGATGAACGAGTACGCCGCGAAGGTCGAGCGGC